GCTGTATGGGCAACTACTCCGCGTATAACCATTGCTTTTAGAGCACGGTTAAAATAATTTGGCGGGGAGCTAGTAGAATCGAACTCTATGCTATTGCTAACACCATCGGTTTTCAAGACCGTGCCAGACCCAGTCTGGTTAACTCCCCATGTATTCTAAAGTGCAGTAGTAATCTATCGTCCCGCTCAATGGGACTGCATCACGCAATTGGGAGTAGCGCTGCCAACTTTTCTTCTGCCACACTTTAGAATACCCTGTGTTGCCACAGGATATGAAGGGGTTGATACCCCTCCCAGGAGTCTTACTCGACACGTTCTCACCATGTCATTCATGTATCCTGTCCGCCCGTTTGCAGCATGTTTTGAGTGCGCTGCCCAGTCCTCGTTACTGGTATCCTTCACACTATAACCTTACGGTTGTAAAGTACGTTCTTCCTGAACTTGTCGGGAACGAAGTTGCCTTTCGGCTCGTTCCAACTTCTCTTGGATCAACTTTTGCAGCTGATCTTCGCTAAGTGTATGTTCAGTAATGAACTTGACTTCACGCATCCGCTTTTTCAAATCAATCTTATTCATTCAGTTCCTACAAATAAAAACCCCTGGGTGTTTAGTCCAGGGGTCTTAGTTAAAATTGTGTATACAACACTAGTTCTTAACTAAGACTCCTGCGTGATTCACGATCCCCAAAAATCTCAGATGATGGCAAATAGCGGGCTGTGCTCGCTAGGTTCATCTGATAATGTTTAGTGATCTGTTTCATAGTGTTCGTATTGTATGACAAATTTATTTATGTGTCAATGTCTTTGGATAAATTTATTTATGATTTATTTTTAAAACTTTTGTTTTAAAAGTAACCGCTGTCATGTATTATACAACGGTTACTGTTCCGGTACAACCAATTTGGTTAACTGTTTAGAACTCGTGCCACACTGGTCATCACTGCTGCAATGCGACCAATGTCACGCAAGTTCTCTACTGTGTAGCCTTCGGCCTTGAGTGTTTCGTAGTGTGCCTTGACACAGAAGTGACACTTGCCCACAATACTTGCAGCCAAACTGAATGCTTCAAAGTTTGACTTGGTAGTACCACCATGTGAGGCAATGGCGTTCATGCGTAGTTGTGCTGGCAGGCCTTTTAGTTGTTCATCATCAGCCATTTCAACATATGGGTACCAGACATTGTTGGTCGCCATTATTGACGCCGCTGTCATTGCTGGTTCCGCATATACTGGATTGTCAGCAAGCATAATACTCAAAACCTTACCATTGCCTGTTGCCGCTAATGCCGCTACAGCACACCCCATTGCTACATCAGCATCAAGAGTGCTACGCAACAATACAGAGTCAATATTCAATCGTGTATCTTTGGCATAATCTGGTAATGCCGGTTTAACTGTTTCAATAAAACTCATTTTGTTTTCCTTTACATTTATCAAAGTGTCGTCTGACAATATTGTGTTTAACTCCTGTAGCACCACAATGTGGACAAGATACTATTTGTAATATCCTACCATTCTTCCATCCTAAATCTAAATAACTTGATAGTTCATTAACATTAACTTTCTTTTGTTCAATACCATTATTGATCCATCTTGTTTGACTAACTATAGTTGATAGTTTAGATTTAGTTTTGGCATTGTGATTTCTACCAATTGCTTTTTCTCTTATTTTGTTTCTTCTTCTTTCTTCTTTGTCTAATGGTCTGTTGAGTTGAGCCAAGGACATACGCTTTTTTGTATCTTCAGAAATAACTCTCCCCATTAGTGATGCTGATCGTTTAGCATTTCCCTCTAATGTTTGTTTTTTCTTTCTTTGTGACGCTAATGCTTTCTCACTTGCTGGGCCCACATTTCTAAACTTTTCACCGCCGAGATTCTCATTAAGCCACTCACTCTTGTCAAGAGCACGAACTTTCTTGAGAAACCTATATTCATAGTTAAGTGCTTGGTCCGGACTTTCAAATACTTTCCTTACTTCGGCCTTAAAAGAATCTATTCCGTATTCTTTTAATAATTTCTTAACTTTAACAGAAGAAGTAAAATACCCACCCGGCTTCCAAAATGTATCAGGGCTCGACCCTTTTCCATATTTAGATCCGTAATATTTTAATCCGGTGGGTATGTGTAAAACAAAATAAGTGTAAGGTATTCGGTCAGACATAAATGTTCCTTTTAGTATATTTATGTCTGTCCTACGGACTTACAGAGTTTCACCTCCGATAGTTCTTGAACAGGCACACAGTTCTCCCGTTTGAAGACTATCTAATACTCTTAATGTTTCTTCTGGACTACGCCCAACATTTAGATTATTAACAGTTACATGCTGGATAACATTATCAGGATCAACAATAAAGGTTGCTCTTAATGGTGCTCCAGCTGGTGCGTAGAATACTCCTAACTGTTCAACTAAACTTAATTCACCTCTTTGTGTATCTGCGAACTGAATATGTTTAATATTTTTTAGATCAGCATGATCTTTCTGCCATGCTACGACACAAAATTCATTATCTGTTGTTCCTGTTAACAATACAGCATCACGATCTTCAAAATCCTGATACAGTTTGTCATATCCAACTATTTCTGTGGGGCAAACAAAAGTGAAAGATTTTGGATAGAAAGCAATCACTTTCCATTTACCTTCAAAACTTTGATCAGTGATGGTGTAGAAAGCGTCTTCGGGTTGTCCGGGACGGACGCCTGTTACTGCAAAATTTGTGATTTTATCGCCAACTGTTTTCATGTGTTACTCCTTTGTTTGAAAACTAACAGTACTCAGTGTTTGTACTAAGTTCTATTGTATAATTATTTAACATAGAAATCAACTATTTTTCTGGCATTTTCCATTGTATTTTTTAATGATGCTAATAGTCATTAAAAAAGCACCCGAAGGTGCCTAGTGTTGGTTACGAGTTCCAACTCTGCTCTATCTTTGCAGCCGGTTTATTCTTCTTCGCCGTCGTCTTCGTCTGGACCGTAGATTGCTAGTAGGTTCATTGTGTTCTCCTGGTTACACATTGTATTTATAGCATTAGTTGTTACAAACCCGTTACTCAAGTTCGTAATCTCGCTCATTCTCTGCTGCCCACTGTTCTTCGATCCAGTCACCTCGCTCATCATATGCTTGATAGTAGGTCTCGTTAGGCGCAAGGATGCGGAAACTATTTGGGTACTTCAACAAGGCCAGTGTAAGCTCGTGTTCATCCAACAAGTCACAGATGGCCCAACTGCTGCTACAAGCACCAGTGACTTCTTTAATCTTGCTGTGTTCAAACTCTCCAGCTTTTAATGCGTCCCACATCCGACCGCCCCAGCTCATTATGATACGTGCCGCTTGTCGTTGTGGATGCTTTAGCCAAGCATCTGCGATACCCAACTTGGATATAGTAGCATTGTTGTCAGAGTCTATGGTTAGCTTACACTTCTTAAACTTGATGCTGCCCTTGGTCTTGTCATTGTCGGGCGTTTCCTTGGTGCTCCAAGGCATTTCAGAAGTAACGTGATTCACGTAGAATGTCACGCCATGTGCTTTAACGACCCACATCGGTATGGTCGGATCTGCCAAGTGCCCTTTGTTAAAGTGAAACACTAGGTCTCGACAGCTATATTCAATCTATTGTTGTGTCATTTTGTTTTCCTTGGTTGAAAATACAGGGCTTCCACCTGTGCCCACATCGTTTTTGAGTCCGCGTGTCCAGGACTTTCTTGTCATCCTACAGTGTAGGTACAAAATTATTTATTATATGGTGCGCCAGGCGAGAATCGAACTCGCGATTGGGAGGTTTAGAATCTCCTGCTATGCCACTTAGCTACTAGCGCATGTGTTTATTTTAGCTTGGGGTCTGTGCTTTTGTCAAGCTCTTCTGGTGTAGCAAAACGTGCAGGTTCTGTGTGCCAGTTGAACCAGCCCAAGTTTTTCCAGTATTTGGCAATCAGGTTGTTGATCACAATGATGCCGATTGTGACAACCACAAAGCCCATCATTGTCAATATTGATCCAGCCAAAAAGACTGCTGCTTGATCCATGTCCATTTTTGTTTTCCTAAATTAGTATGGTGCGTCGAACAGGACTCGAACCTGTGACCAAAGGCTTATGAGGCCTCTGCTCTAACCAACTGAGCTATCAACGCATCATGTGTATATTATATGCTAGATGCCATTGCGGGTCAACGACGTTCTCTACCTAAACCTTTTGATGGGGCTGTTGCTACCCCTTTTGGGCGTATGTCTACACGTTTGCCTGTAACTACGTTTGGTGCTGCTGGTTCAACTTGAGATGAAGCGTCATCATCAAAACCGCCTTCGCCACCTTCATCACCAAAATCAGTGGTTGTTGCGCCGCCAGCTGTATCAACAATTTCCATTTGCGGATAAGGCAAACGAACGTCTGCTACACTGGTAATATACACAGTGCCAGCATGTAAACGCAAGCCACTGGCTGCAAGGTCATTTGCGTCCTTGAAGAATACTGTCATGATGGGATCTTTGACTAGGCTAATGTATAACACGCCTTCGTCTTTCTTCTTGCTCATGTAGTAGTTGAAACTGGTCTTTGCGTACTCTTGTTTGGTAGCATTGACGTTTCCTGATTTGATAGCGTTCATAATTGGAGTAATGTTTTCGCCATCAAAAATCAATTTGATTGTTGCTTCAACTAGGCTTATCATGTGTGCAGCTTCCTTTTTCATATCAGGATTGCCGTTCATCATTTCGTATAGTTGAACAATGTTGTCCAAGTTCATACCGCTCTT